CGTACCGAGGGCGAGCTCGTCGATGCCCTGGTGAAGATGGCGTCGCTGGGGGTTCCGCGCGAGGTGCTGTGGGAGCGCTGGGGCGCCGCCCCGCAGGAGATCGAACGCTGGCGCACGATGAACGAGGACGCCCTGAACCGGGCCATGGAGGGCGACCTGGCAGCCGGATACGGGCCGAAGCCCGATACTGCCGCGCCGGCCGAGCTGCCCGCCGGGGTGTAGTCGTGGCGCGCGACGCTGCGGCCCTCGGGCACATGCACTACCTGCAGCAGCAGCGCACCGTGCGCCACGCCGCGAACAGGGCGCAGCGAACGTGGCGGCGGATGTCGCCATCGGACCTGGACAGCTCCTGGACGGCATTGTCCGCGGACCTTGTCGCGGCGGTCACCGCCGGACAGCAGCGTGCTGCGGCGCCGGCGCAGGGCTACGTGGAGTCCGCGGTCCGTGCCGATGGCGGCTCGCCGGATCCGGCGGGTGCGGTGCGGACGTCGGCGTTCGTGGGTGTGGCGGCCGATGGGCGGCCGCTGAAGAGTCTGCTGTACCAGCCGGTGATCGAGACGCGGTGGCGGCTGCTGTCGGGGCAGTCCGGGCAGGACGCCTTGGACGGGGCGCTGTCGATGCTGCTGCGGGAGATCGAGACGGAGGTCGCGGACGCGGGGCGGGCTGCCGACGGGGTGTCCATCGCCTCGGACCGCACTGTGACCGGCTACGTGCGGGTCCTGTCGCCGCCGTCGTGCTCGCGGTGCGCGGTCCTTGCAGGCAAGGTCTACGGCAGTGCGGTGGCGTTCCAGCGGCATCCGCACTGCGACTGCGTGCACCTGCCGACGACGAGGTACCGGTCCAGCCCGCTAATGGATGCGGGCGAGTACTTCCACAGCCTTTCAGCCGCCGAGCAGTCCCGGATCTTCACCGTGGCCGGTGCGCAGGCGATCCGGGATGGCGCGGACATCTCCAGCGTCGTCAACGCCCGCCGCGGCATGTACACCGCCAGCGCCTACGGGCGGGGTCTGCAGGCGACCCGTGAGGGAACGACCCGGCGGGGCCTGTTCTACCGGCAGGAACGGCGCCGGGCGATCGAACGCGGGCTGATCCCGCGTACCGGCTACGGGTTCCGCATGACGACGCCGCGGCTGCTGCCGGAGGAGATCTACCGGCAGGCCGGCTCGCGGAGCGAGGTCATTGCGATGCTCCGCCGCTATGGCTACCTGACCTGACTCGGGCGCAACGCCTCGGGTCGTAACCGATCCCGGAACGGGAGATACACGCATGTCCGAAGCAACCCCCGAAGCCCAGCCAGCCGCGGAGGCGCAGTCTGCCGGTGAGCAGCCCGTAACGGGCGGCGAGTCGCTGGAGGATCGCCTGAAGGCCCTGGAGGCCGAGCGGGACAAGTGGCAGGGCCTGTCGCGGAAGAACGAGACCCGCGCCAAGGAGAACGCCGACAAGGCCAAGCGGTTCGACGAACTCCAGGAAGCCTCCAAGTCGGAGGTGGAGAAGGCCGCCGATCGGGCCAAGCAGGCCGAGGATCGGGTCACTGGCCTGGTTCAGCGGGCGGTGCGGGCGCTGGCCGCAGAGAAGTTCGCCGACCCGTCGGATGCCGCCGCGTTCCTCAATCTCGGCGAGTTCGTGGCCGACGACGGCGACATCGACAGCAAGGGCATCGAGAAGGCCCTCACCGACCTCCTGAAGGCCAAGCCGCACCTCGGCAAGCCCTCGGGACCCCCGTCATTCGACGCCGGCGGCCGCACGACTGCCGGTGCCCCTAAGGACATGAACTCCCTGATCCGCCAGGCGGCGGGTCTTTAACCCTGTCCGGCCTGGCGTGACCTGGCCGGCCATCCCAAGGAAGGGCAGGCACACGCCGTGGCCTACAACAACTCGACCTCCAGGACGGACGCTGCGGCGCTCATCCCCGAGGAGGTCTCCAACGAACTTCTCGGGAAGGCGACGGAGCAGTCCGCCGTCCTCAACCTGTTCCGGCGGGTGCCGGTGGCGCGCGGGCAGGTCCGCTTCCCCGTCCTGTCGGCGCTGCCGGTGGCGTACTTCGTCGGTGGCGACACCGGGCTGAAGCAGACCACCGAGGTCAACTGGGCGAACAAGTACCTCAACATCGAGGAGATCGCCACGATCATGCCGGTCCCGGACAACGTCCTGGCCGACGTGGACGCGAACATCTGGGACGAGGCGATGCCGCTGCTGACGGAGGCGTTCGGCCGGACCCTGGACGCCGCGGTGTTCTTCGGGACGAACGCCCCGTCGTCGTGGCCTTCGGACGTCACGACCGCGGCGACCGCCGCCGGTAACAACGTCACCGAGGGATCGACCGCCGCGCAGGGCGGGTTCTTCGGCGACCTGGACAACCTGTACGGCGTCGTCGAGGCCGACGGCTTCGAGGTCAACGGGTTCGTCGCCTCGACCGGCACCAAGTCGAAGCTGCGCAAGGCCCGCGACACGCAGGGCCGCAAGCTCGACGAGGCCCGCGTCTCGGGTGATCTGCGGACCATCGACGGCTACCCGGTCGCCTACTCCATGCGGGGCATGTTCCCCTCCGCGGGGGGCGCCGGCGCCAACACCCGCCTGTTCGGCGGTGACTTCACGCAGTTCGTGGTCGGTGTCCGCCAGGACATCACCATGAAGATCCTCGACCAGGCCGTCATCCAGGACAACACCGGCGCGATCGTGTTCAACCTCGCGCAGCAGGACATGACGGCGGTGCGGCTCACGTTCCGTGTGGGCTGGCAGGTCGCCAACACCATCAACAACGAGCAGTCCGTCGAGGCGAACCGGTACCCCGCCGGCGTCCTGAAGTACTGACCCGCACCCACAAGGAAGGCAGGAACCCATGACCAGCGCCCCCTACGTGCGGGTGATCGAGGCCGACGTCCCGGCTGTCGCCACCGCAGGCAACGACCAGGACAGCGTCGCCGCGCAGGCCCCCTTCGACGGGGTCATCACCGGCGTGCAGTACGTGCCCGTCGCGGCGATCACCGGCGCGGACACCAACTCCCGGACGCTCAGCCTCGTCAACAAGGGCCAGGCCGGCGCCGGATCCACCACCGTCGCCACGCTCGCGCTCACCAACGGCGTCAATGCCGTCGCGGACGACGACAAGCCCGTCACCCTGTCCGGTACCAGCGCGAACCTGCAGGTGGCATCCGGGGACACGCTGCTGTGGCGGTCCGTTCACGTGGGCACCGGGATCACCGATCCCGGGGGCCTGATCCGCATCACCATCGCCAGGGCCTGAGGAGGACCATCATGACCGAGCGGAAGGCGCCGCCGAGGGACGCGGCGCAGAAGGACGTGCAGAAGACTGTCGACGAGGCGGAGGACAAGGGTTACCTCGGCGTCGAGGTCGACCCGACACCGAACGAGCACTACACGGTCGAGGGGGTCCTGGCGGGTAAGCCGACGCCGGAGACCGACGCCGATCACGCGAAGTCGGTGCGGCAGCAGCTGGACGACGACGCCCGCAGCCGGTAGGGGGTCGTTGTGGCGCTGCCGCCGTTTGCCGCGGTGAGTGATCTTGCGGCGCTGGTGCAGACCGAGGTGAACGAGGCTGCTGCTGGGGTTGCGTTGGCGTCGGCGTCGGCGATGATCCGCGGATGGACTCGCCAGACGATCAGCCGGGTTGTGGACGACACGGTGTCGCTGCGCGCCCCGGCGGGTTACGAGCGGGAGCTGGTGTTGCCGCAGCGTCCGGTCCAGTCGGTGTCCCGGGTGGAGATCAACGGGGTGCCGTTGGTGGACTGGGTGCTGTCCTCGGATCGGCTGCTGCGGTACTGCGGGTGGCGGTATCTGCCGGGTCGGGCTCCGTACCTGGATCCCGGTCTGGTGACGGTCACCTACACGCACGGGTGGGCGGAGGTTCCTGAGGATGTTCGGGCTGTGTGCCTGGACATCGCGTCGATGACGATCACCAATCCGAGTGGGTTGCGGACTGTGCAGATCGACGACTACTCCCGCACGTTCGCCGCGGAGACCCTCGGTTCGGGCACTCTGTCGGAGGCGCACAAGTCGATCCTGTCGGACTATCGGCGCAGGGTCGGCACGGTGGGGCTGCGATGAGCGACCTGCAGGCGGCCCTGGCGGATGGCAGGCGGGAGCATGAGGCGCTGATGGCCGGGTCCGGTGACCAAGTGCGCATTCA